GAAGCGGTCAAAACACCCGTGGTTACAGTACCGAAGCCACCCGCATTACCGGCGAAAGTAACCAAGGTCGTGCCGGTGTCAGCCGTGCCGCAGTTTGCCGGGGCGGAGCCGGTAAAGAGCTTGATGACCGCAGAAGCACCGATGTCGGTGTTCAACTGCGTCATTGCGTTGGTACGGTGGGTGGTGCTGTATTGGATAGACATGGAAACTCCTTAGAAGCGCAGCAGCGCAGAGGTGTAGGTGTTGGCGGGCATCTGTATCGTGAACGTCGTGGTTGCAGTTTTGTCTGCACCAAAATCCAGAACCGCCACAGATTTGTTGCTCTTGGTGCTGTTGTAGATCAACGCCCCACGAGCTGTAAACGCCGCTGGAGTCCAGACAGCATTATCGAAGTTTACATACACGACACCGTTGGAACTAGCCAGGGTTACGCCCGTCAGCGTCTTGCCTGCGGCTGTGTAGCCTGTGCCGGTGATTTCACCCGTGGCGGTGTATGCCGTCGTGTCTGCGTTCAGGTTTGCCAGAGACGTGTAAAGCGCGATCTTGAGCGTGTCCGTCAGCAGGTTCTGCCCTGCCTGGAGCATCTCTGACTTGAAGCTGGTCGTGACGGTCTGGGTGATCATGTGACCTGCTGCCTGAACTGACCAGACCTGTAGGCATCCTGACGCTCCATGCCGTCGCCCAGACGCTTCGCCATCGAGATGGCTTCCATGTACTTGGTGTTATACAACTGCATCATGTCCTGCTCACCCTTCATGTAGGTGTAGGCCTCGACTAGAGTACCGTATAGCAGAACAGGAGAAAAATTGTCCCCAAGCCAAGTAGTGCCAGCAGTAACAATAGATTCAGGATAAAAGAAATAGTGAAGCTCAACCGAGTACGTTGCATCCGGCGTCGGACCAAGGATGAACGACAACTCAGCAGGAGCGCCCGTGGCGGGACCGAAGAGCGCATAGTATTTCGGCGTACCGGTGGAAGTTGGTGTTGGGTAAGCTTCGCGGATGAAGTTGACATCCTTATTAAGCATGTAGGTGTACGCCCCGGTAGTAGGGTTTACAGCCGCCATTGAATAAGGAGCCAGGAAGTCTGTCGGACAAGCAAGGTACTTGTTGCTTGCCGTGGTCGTGCCGGTGACGTTCTTGCGGAGGGAGGGAAACTGGACCGTGTTGTAGATGCGTGTCTCTGCCTGCTGGATGAACGTATTCATGTCAGCAGTAGGGACGGTGTTCTCCGTGTAGGAGGCAACCGCAGAAACAAGGTCCGTGTAGTTCACGCCATCGGTCCTCTAGCCATCACACCCTTGGTGGCTGCTCCGGTCCCACGGATCTTGATACCCGAGGTCTTGGGGCCCTGGATCTGGCCATTGGAGATGCTTCCCACGGTCATGCAGATGTCCTTGGGCATTTCCCATTCGCTCTTGCCATAGCCGTTGCTGCCGGTCGGCTCATTGTTGGGCTTGGGCTGTCGGTAGGTTTTGGTTGCCATGATTACCCCGTCTTTTGGTTGGCCGCACGGGACAGGTTACGCCCCATCTTCATCCGGTCGTCGGTGGTCGGGCCACCCTTTTTGAAGCCTTTGTGCATGCGGGCCTCATGGCCTTTCACAGCTTTGTTGGCTTCCGTGTCGGCAATTGCCTTCACCTGTTTCTTGTCCATGATTACTCCTATGTCACCGCTATGGTGACTGTACCAACGATTCCAGGGACGGCCAAGGCATTGGGGGTCAAAGTATCATCAAAATACCTAGCACCACCAACCGGGTTCCATCCCCACTGGATTACCCGAGAACCTTCACCAATCGTGCCCGTCGAAGTAAGGCCCGAAGCGTAATACCCAGCGAAGTCAGGGCGAGGATCACGCAAAGCCTGCGGGTCTTCCACCGGATACATGCCGAGTTGTAGCTGCGGATGATCTTCTTCCCAGCATTCATTGCAGACCTTGATATTGACCTGCTTGGTCTTGATGACCAGCTTCTTCAGGTCTTTCAGCTTTACACGGATACCGCAGCGGTCGCACTCGGCAATCGCTTTCTTGCCAGCGGTAAAACGATTGCTCATATCATCCTAACCCGCCCGCCTTTGCGGTACTCATCAGGCAGCGGAACCCCACTACGAAGCAGCGCCTGGGCCTTATTTTTGGCTGCAGATTCCTCTTGCCTTTTCCGCGCATACGCGGCATCAGAAGCAGCGCGTTGCTCTGGTGACAGTGTACCTGGGGCAAGCGCAGATGGCGTCATACCCAACGGCAAGAACGATTCAGCTACATCCCCCGCCGCACGACGTAAATCTCCGGCACTTGCGGCACCTGCACCTCCAGCCAATGCCGCAGCAATACCTGCTTTACCTAAACGAGATGGAAGCGGGTGGACTTCAGTTATGGCGTTGCCAAAGTGAATACCGCTGCCTGTATCCCCAATCTTACTTACGCTGTTGTACACCTCCATTGGGGCTAGCCCAACTTTGGGTTTCATTTCATACGCAGCAGTTGCTAAAACACGGCCTGCTTTAAGGGGGCCAAAGTCTTCTAAAAGCTCAAGTTTGACTCGCCCTGTTGGCTTACCGTTAGTATCCAATATTGGTTCAAGACGGCTTGCCATATCTTGGTTTTGAAAAAACCCAGCAAGCCGGTTCACATCCTGCTCATTCAAAAATACAGTTTTACCTGACCGGGGCTGTATTCCTGTCGTGGTGTCTTTATGATTTGCGCTACTTCGATTCCGTGTAGTAGTGGCGTCAGAATGGTGCGCGTAAGTAGACCCCCGTCCTGTACGGAAAACAGACTCAATATCCTGCGTGCCAGAAGGCAGTTTGAATAACGGATCGTAATCCATGACTTAGCTGATGAACTGCTGCCTCGGCACAAAGCGCACCGCCGCCTTCTCGCGGTCTTCCGTGGAGGCTAGATCCCAGGCTTCGTCATACTGCGCCTTGAGTACCTGCATGCGCTCCATCGCGCCGGGTATCTTCATGGACAGGTAGTAGGCCAGCCCTGCAACGAGGCAGGGGATGAACCTGAATGGAACATCCATCGTATTGGAGCCATCGCCTGCGTCTTGAATGCGCCGCAAGCGCCAGTACACAAGCTGATAGGTTTGCGATCCATCTGGAGTAGGCCATACCGTGAATGTAGGTGCCGGTTGTTGCCGGTTGATGTAAATCTGGATCGGCCTAGCCTGCGTCAGCTTGTTGGGAATGCTGGCGTAAGTTGAAACGCTGATCCGCGTGATCGTCAGATCAGCCTGGGTGGAAGCATTTCCCGCGCCAGTACGGATCACATGCTCCAGAAGATCAACCGTGTCGGACGGTAGGGTGTAGGTGGCTGTGCCTTGAGTCAGGGTTTGCGACCCCTGCTCAATCGTCCACATATTGATCCCACGATTAGCCCAATCAGCAAACAGCAGATTAAGGCTGCGTCGTGCAGTGCGGAGGTCATAGCCCGAACGCAATTCGGCACCGCAGCGTTCAAACGCTTCTTCAACATACTCGGACAGGTCGAGATTGAATGCAGTGGTGCCGGAAGTTGCCATTACTTGCTCATCCGCATGTTATCGACGAGGTTGGGGTAGGGCCTACCAGCAGCCTTGGCCGCAGCTTTAGCAGCGGCTTTCTTACCCGGGCTCAGCTTCTTGTGCTTCTTGGCGGGATTCGGTGTATCCCACACCTCACCGCCCTTGGCATATTCAGTGAAGTCCGTGTTGTCCCGCCGCGCCTTGCGCTTCGGTCCAGGCATCTTGCTGGGGTTAATGGCCCCCATACCCCGGGAGGCCATCAAAATATCTTCCCCCTCGTTTTGCCGCGTTGAGCAATGCCGTCAGCCCGAGACGAGACGCTGCCGCCTTTAGCATAGGCTTTCACCTTCCCGCCTTTGCGGAATTCTGTACCCGCCATGTCTACGTCGTACTTGGTTTTAGACGAAGGCTTGGGTTTGCCGGGGCGTGCTTTAAGGACAGGCTTCGCCTCTTCCATTGCTGCGGCAGATTTACGTTGCCCCTCTTCTTTACCTGCTTTTCGTTCTGCGCGATTAGCCCGTCCACGCATAGTGGACTCCAGAAGTTCTTTTTCCGATTTTGACATCTGCGGACCTTCGGCTGCGCTCTTGGCAGCGGCCCGATTTACAGACTCCTTGGACAATCCAACTGCCTTGGTACCCGTATCTGCTTCAGCCGCAGCGGCTTTAGGTGCAGGTAGGGCGGGGCGGGGTCCCGCGAGCCGTTCAGCAGGAGTGACATTTCGTGCGCCGCTGCGCCCAAGGAATGTGAGCGGGGTCTCAGTTTCAGCCAAAGCACGGCTTCCGCTTTGTGCAGCTTTCTGCCCACCAAGTCGCATTCCAGCGCCAGCGGCCCCACCAAGCCCAGCAAGAGCGCCCATCGTGTTCCGAACATTACGCTCCAACTCTCCAGGCATTTCGCCCGTAGAAGCCGGGGCTTTGTAAGGGCCCGCACCAGGGATTTCTGCCCGAGCGGGAGGCACCCGCGTAGCTGCTTGCAGAGCCCCAACAGAAGGATTAACCATCCCACGTCCAGCGCCAGCGCCCATCGGAGGGGGTGCAGCGGGGCGAGTACCCCGGGACATACAGGCTTCAAGATCACGCGGGTCACGCCCAACAGGAGCAGCGGCGGCAGGGGGACGAGCCATCGGACGCGCAGGAGCAGCGGCCATCGGAGCGCGAGGGCCCGGGGTGGTGTCTAGGTTCTGGCGTTGATTCGCGGCTTCGAGTTCATCTGTCGGGGCAGTGGCCATACGAGGGGCGCGTTCGCTACCCCGCATAACTTCAGACTCAAGCACTGCATTCGCTGCGTCTCGGCCAGCTTGGGCACGGCCAGCGCCAAGTTGCTTGTAGGCTTGCGAAGCCGGATCGTCGATGTTCCCCATCCGAAGACGCTCAAGAAACCCGACCTTATCCCCCTTGGACTTGGCTAGGCCCTCGGTCTTGTCTTCGGCTTCAGCGAAGCCGCCTTCGTCAAACCGCTTGAACTTCTTGGTTGGCTTTTTCATACCA